CAAAGGCGTTGATTACGTATAAAAAATGCCGCCCCCGTAGGAGCGGCATTTAATGCTTGAAGTTTTGTAATCTTTATTACACTGCTGTAATAGATTTTCCGCTCATGAATACTCCGTGAGAAGTATCATTAGGACCACCAACAGAAGTGCTAAAGGTTAAATCAACACTCTTATTAGATCCAATTGACGAAGAGATAGACTCACCATCGAAAGAAACTCCTTTTAAGGTGTAAATAACAGCGGGAGTACCAGCGTCATCTTTTAGAGTTAGTGTGACATTTTTCTCTACTTCATCGTCAACGATATCTGCTAGGTTAGAGTCCTCAACTTCATTAAGGATTGCGCTAACAGAGAGAGTTGCTTGAATAGGGAAATCAACACTACGAGCGTAAGCAGATTTACTCCCAAGACGCTCAAGAGTGCTTCGGCTCATTGGAACACTAAGGCTTGCACTTTGAACATGTGCTCCACTTGCGGTAGTTCCAATATCAGCTAACGGAATACCATCAAAAGTAGAAATATCTACAGTGATGTTTCCTGGGCGAAGTGCTGCGATACTTCCTTGACCAGTTATTGCATTAGGCAGATCGACATTATCAGTAAGAGCGGTTCCATTTACAGGATGAATCGCTGGACTTGAAATAATACCTGCTTGACTGTCAGAATTAATATTTAAAGCGTCAAAAGATACAGAAGCTGTAGGTATAGACCCCACAGCCATCTCTACTGAATAATCAGAAAGATAACAGTTTCCGACTCCAATTGTGCTGTTTGCGGCTTGATCAGAAACCCTATCTGGTAAATCTGCATCCGTTCCCTCTGGGGTAGTAAGAATAATTAAGTTTCTTCCAGATCCATCAGCAAGGTGACCAGAGACAAATCCACCCTCTGCGTAGGAAAGATTTGAAGTTTGGACGAAAAAGCCCAATGCTCTTTCGGTAAATCCATCAGTTACGTAGTAGCTACAATCTGCATTTACAGTCGGAGCATCTAGTTGAATACTGTCGAGTTTACCAAGCTGACCATACTGGTTGATATCTTGGCGATTGATTGAAAAACTATAGTTAGCGCTTTGAACACGCTCTAATTGCTTATACCCACCTGAAAGGCTTGCGTCTTTGTTGATGAATAATGCTTCTGATTGATAAATTACTCTGTTTCTGGCCATAATTAAAGATTCTTTCTTTTGTTTACAGTTTTATTATTAAAATGTGAAATTATTGGAATCTAAATCTGTGTTGATCTATATCAAAATCAATAAATCCGATATAAAGCTCATTAGCTAACTCTCTTCTCGTCCTATCGCTTAGTTTAGATGTTCTTACTTTATTAATATAAAAATTAATTTGTCCTGTATGAGGAATTGGAGTTATTGTTTCGTCTATAGAATCCATAAAAATAGATAAAACCCCATCTAACTGGTAAGTGTCTTCGGCTATGACTACAGCTTTAGCTTGGACTTTTGTTTCTTGCATACCGCCGAATGCATAAGGCTCATTCTCTGATTGAGAGGTAGATAAAAATATAGCTGGAACAACATCATCATATGGCTCTATGTAAGTAAGTGGGCCTGAAGGTAGCCTAGAGTTTATGGAATATTTGTTTTCCACTATTAGATCATCCTCTGTGTCATTTGTTAAATAAACACTAAAATCTTTTACCGAAAATTCTCCTGTTATATTGGAGTCTGTCACAGAATTATTGATTAAAGCTCTTCCATTATCAAAATCTAGGACAACTCCGTCACTTCTACCAGAGAATGATCCATCAATAAAAACTCCAGAAGGGATAGTAGCGCCTGTTATGGATGAGTCTGTAACCCATTGTTTATAGGGGCTTCCGTAAGCTTTGTAGTCGGAATCCAATCTAGAATCGTCGTAATAAAAAAATTGACCAGTAGTATTGGTGTAAGCTTCTCCGTGTTTAAGAAGAAAATTATCAAACCACAAAAAGAAAGATGTAGTTAATTTATGTTGGAATTGTTCTTTCATTTTAACTTTTTTTATACTTATTTATAAAACTAGAGATATAAGGTCTATTCTGGAACCTGCCCCCTCTCACTTTGTTTACACGCGATTGGACCGCTGCTCCCGATCTACCCCCTTCTTTCCTTAATAAATACCCTAATCCTGATAAACCTCTCTCTATTCCTTGCGCCCAACTCCTACCTGTAGCCCAAGGTAAAGGCGTTATGGAAAAAATTTCTTCTGCTGTAGGCAAGAAGACATTAAAACTAACACCTATTTGATTTCCTTTTTTTAGTTCTTTATTATAAATAAAGTTTACATTTTCTAAAGAATTTAGTATTGGCGCTATTGGTTGATCTCCTTGATCAAAACCTATAAAAGCAAACAAGTTACTGACTCCCCCCAATGTTCCGCTAATGTTTGTAGATGAAGGGCCAGACATAATTTCCATAGTAACAGGATCACTCAAAAACTCTTTTATCATTTCCTGTTTTATTTTTTTAAATTTATCTCTAATTATTTTTTCGGCATCTTTTCTAAGCTGTTTTGGAGCCTGTCTTTGTATTACTTGCCGAACATCTAGTGGTATTTTAGACATATTAATCAGTAGGGCTAAGTGTAAAAGTATAAAATTGATTTGATGTAAAACCCCGTGGTTGACCATCGCTTTCAATTATGAATTTTTGCCCATCGAATTCCACTCTACGAGCTTCGCTTAAATAGTTATATCCATCTTCTTTGACTGTAATTTCTACAGTCCCAGCAGGAACAACTACCTTGTTTTGAGAGCCAGCTTGTTGGGATGGGCCGTCATCAGTTAAGTAAGAGCTGTCCATATCTTTGTAATATATTCTAGCAGTAAAACTTTGAGAAACTTCTGTGTATTCTACAGAGCTGTTCGAGCCAGTATTAGTTCTTCTATACAATGAGTTCCATGAAGAGTTAGAAGCTATTAAGGTTTTTTTAGCATTTTTATAAACAGTAATAGTCCTTGCAAAAGTGTTGTGCAAGGTATCTGCTAAATTTCTAACTTTTGATATTTGATCGTCTGATAAAAAACCTGCCATGTTGATTTTTACACTTTTATTCCTATAATAAGATAGGATTAAGGCATGGACGCAAAAAAAAGTTTAAATAAAAGGGCTGAATATGAAATTTCTAGCCTTTTTAAAGAAATGCTTTCTTTATTAGAGGACATGAAGGCTGATCATGATTTTCATTATGAAAAACTCTATGAGAATATCCCGAAGGAGCATCATAATGTCATAAATACAGCTAATCATTTTACTCCTCAAAAAGTCAATTGGATCAGAAAAAGAATTCTAGATCAAGGCAACGAATCTATTAGAAATTTGTATTCTGAATTAGATAATTATACAGTAAGTTTTACATTTAAATAAGGAAAAAGGTTATGGCATTCAAAGAATTATATTCATTCTCTATAGATGAGGA